GTGACGTCAGACGCCGAAAAATTGGTGAGCGACTTCGGGATTCCGGGCATGCGGCCGGGATACGAGGTCAACTATTGCTTTGGCCAGCAGGGTCCGATCGGGGTCGTCAAAGACACCTCGCTTGCCGAGTTGTTTCATCGCTATGCCGATATCCTGTGGGACGAAGGCCACCACAAATACACTGTGAAGGCCTTCATCGGCGAACTCGACGAGATTCTACTCGGTGCGCGGTTTTCCGCTTTCTCGCAAGACTTGCTCGACAATCTGATCGGCGCACTACGCAAACGTGGCAACAGCAACGCGACCATCAATCGAAAGATGGCGGCGCTGAGCAAGTTGCTTCGGAAAGCGTACAAGATGGGCGAAATCCATAGTTTGCCGGAGTTCAGGCGTCAAAAGGAGAGAGCCGGACGTCTGCGCTTCCTCGAAGCCGATGAAGAGGAAGTGTTGTTTCGAGAGATCGGGATCCGTTCGGAACTCTATTTGAAATTCTCTATATTCCTGGTGGATACAGGCGCTCGTCTTGGCGAGGGCATTGGCCTCAAATGGAATGACATTCACGAGGGCCGCGCAACATTTTGGATCACAAAATCCGGACGCAGCCGCACCGTCCCTCTGACTTCGAGAGCAAAAGAGGTCCTGAAGGACCTCGCATACAGGTCTCCGGGACCTTTTGCCGCCATTGATCCGCAAAAATACCGGGCTGTCTGGAATGCGGCCAAGCTGGATGCGCGGCTGGGCGAAGAGGAAGACATCGTTCCCCACATTCTAAGACATACCTGCGCTTCCCGGCTGGTGCGGGGCGGCATCGACCTCCGACGGGTTCAGATGTGGCTCGGCCATCAGACGCTTACCATGACCATGCGTTATGCGCATTTGGCCACGCACGATCTGGATATGTGCGTGCCTGTGCTCGAACGGCATCTGGCGAGTTAGACGTATCAATAACGTTCGTCATTCCTGTGCTTCTCACAGGAAGCCAGCGGCCGAGTCCGTTGGGCACATAGGTGTGCCCAAGCACCCAGACTCGCTTGCCAGGTCATTCCATCCAAGCGCCGCCACAAAATCAAAAAGCCCGGCTCGAGAGCCGGGCTTTCCTTACTGACCGAGGTCAGGTCAGATTAGAAGTCACGCTGCAGGCGGAGGAAGCCGAAGACCTGGTCGTCGCCGTTGTCTTCATCTTCGTAGTTGATCGTGAAGCGGGTGGCGAGGCCTTCCGTGATCTGGTAGTCAGCCGTTACGCCAACGCGCCACGCATCGTCGTTACCGAAGCCGAAGTTACCGTCGTTCAGGCTACCGAAGTACTGAGCGCCGGGGGTGATGGCGAACTTCTCGGTTGCGTTGAAGCGGTACGATGCAGCAACGCTCCACTCGGAACGAGCCCAGTAAGCGTTCGGGTCGGATGCCCAGATGCCAGCCATCTGGAAGACGCCCGGGCCGAGGTCTGCGGAGAGCAGAGCGCGGATCGCGCCTTCTTCGAGTTCGGTGTCGAAGCCGCCGAGCAGGTCGAAGCTTACGCCGCCGAGGGTGGCGGAAACGATACCGGCAACGCCGACGCCGTTGGCCTTGGTGGTTGCGCCTTCGAGTTCGTCAACCGAGATACCGGCCTGGAAGGTGCCGCCATCATAAAGGTAGGCGAGCGAGTTGAATTCGGTGACGTTGCCGAGCGAGTCGGTTTCGCCGTTCAGGCCCTTATCCCACCAGCTGTAGAAGAAGCCGGCCTTCAGGCCGCCGAGCTGGATGTAGGCTTCGTCGACGTCGATGAAGCTATCGCCTTCGTCGGTGTCGTTGTCGGCATTGAACTCAGCGGCGAAGAAGCCGGTGAGCGTGCCGTACTCGGTGTCGCTCTTGGCGTCGAACGAGATGTAAGCGCGGGAGAACATGTCCCAGTCCGACGTGGACTGACCGCCGAAATCTTCTTCGTTGTAACGGCGGTCAGCGGCGTCACGGCCGAAGTCGCCCTGTACGCGGATGAAGCCGCCGATCTTGAGGCAGGTTTCCGTGCCCGGGATGTAGAAGTAGCCCGTGCCGAAAGCGTCGCAGACGCGAACGTATTCCATGGGCTCCGGCTCGGCAGCGACGATCGCGTCAGCAGCCTGGGCGCCGGATACTGCTGCGAGAGCAGCAGCGGAGCCGAGAAGAAGGCTCTTGATGTTCATTTCTGACCTCCAGTCAAAAGTTTCAAACGGGTCTGGGTTTCTTTGCTGAAGGACAGCGTTCCCTGCCCCATCCCCAACGTTCAAGAAGTCGGACGATCAACCGCCCTTGCTTCCGGAGTTGAAAATACAAAACCGAGAGGGGCGCGCAACGTCCAACTTGTCAGATCAACTCCTTTGCGCCGCCCTTCCCTGATCCCTGTTGCTGAAACGACACAAAATCGCCCCAGACGGCCCAGGGTTATTAACAAACCATTAAGAAAATCCTTTAGCCACGGGGAGTTAGCACCAGCCCTCGGCACGGCTTTTGTTTCAGAACGAGGCAGAAAAGGGCCTAAAACAGGGGCAAAACCGGGCAATGGGGCTGCGGGGCGCCGAGTTCCACCAGGCTTCCGCACTCCCGAAGAGCTGCTCGACGAGCCGGAGCCTGAGCCTTTTTCAGTCGATTCCCGGAGAATCAGCGGCCTGAGATTCGCGATCGTCTGGAGCATGCCGCGCAGCGTCCTGAGAATCAGGCGAGTGCGTGAAACGTCATTTGGCGATGTGGCTTGGAGAGGAATCGACCTGCTACACGAGTGGCATGGGCAGCTTGATAATGGCTTTGACGAAACTGGCGGAGAAGAAGGGATTCGAACCCTCGATACCGTTTCCGGTATACTCCCTTAGCAGGGGAGCGCCTTCGACCACTCGGCCACCTCTCCGTTAGCGCCTGACTAGTGGCAAACGCCTTGCTGATCAAGAGGTTTTTCAGGGTCTCGGCAATTTTCGGGGATTTTCCACCTTGCAGGTTCTAACGCCTGAAAACGTGAACGACTCGGGAACGGGTTGGCGCACGCGGCACAAAATTGGCACAGCCGCTTCCCGATTCGTTCACGTCCCCTTTATCACCGCCATGATCGCCTTATAATAAGTGACCACCCAAACGAACACCGACGTTCCCGAAAGCCAGATGAGGAACCGCACCGCCTTCTGCGCTCCCCTCGCCTCGGTTAGCAGAGTGTGGATCTCGTCCACCTTGGCGCCCATCTTGTCTACGTCTTCTTTCAGCGCCTTCAACTCTGTTTCCATCCGAATCACTCTGTCTCGGGTATCGATATCAGGGCTCATGCTGGATCACCGAACAGCAGAGTGAAGTCGGTCCCGGAGGCAACACCGCAGGCAACGTCCGGCTGGACGCGGAGAATCGTCCATGTGTCGGTTTCCTCATTGACGAGCAGGAGGAGAACGGTCGCTTTCTTGCCGGTCTCGATGCCGTAACCGCGCTCTACTTCGCCGTAATGCTCTCTGAGAGCGTCGATGACCTGGCGACGAGGGCCGCAGGATTCCTGAGCTGAGGCGGCCGACGAAAGATAGAATAGGGCAATAAGAGCGCCGACAACGAGCGCTCCTAGCCAAATGAGGAATTCTCGGCTCATTTGCGGCACCCCTTCTGCGCTTGGCACGTACGGTTATGGCCGGCGACCTGACGAGCGAACGGCAGATCGTTGGAGATGATGAATTGTCGGGAGGCCGGAGAAGGTGTCAGGAGTTCGAAGCCCGCGCCGTCAATGGCACTCCCCGTTTTCGAACACGCCGCCAAGCTCAGAGCAAAGAGCGCCGGGAGTAAGAGCATTGATCTCCGCATTGGTGCGGCTCCTTTGCTGGATGATTTCGATGGATCGCGCGATCGATGCGGCCCGCTCTAGCGCCCTGCCTTCGCTTCGGGCAGCAGGAAGCCACCAGAGAGCGTTGACGGCCGAGAAGATGAGGAAGCCAGCGGCGGCGCCTATCGCGTACTGGCGACCCTGCCAAATGGCTGCGACAAGGCCGAGCATCACTCGCTCCGATCGGCGATATATTTGTTGATGAGGTTCTTGCGGTTGATCCGGTTGCGATCGAACAGCCACCAGACCATCACGAGGACGTTGACGCCGAGGCCGACGAAAGCGTCTACCGTGGCGGAATCGAAATAGCCCTTGGCAAGGAGGATGCCGCCGACAACCTGGAGGAACTGGCGGAGAATGGGAACGAAGAGATCGATCGTCATTTCTTGCTCCGGAAGATAGAGAGGATTGCCGAGATAAGCCGAACCAGCCAATTGGCAGTCTGAACCTCGCCATTTGGCAGACTCGGCGAAGGGAACGGGATGACGGCTTCGGCCTTGGAGAGGAACTGCGCCCGTTCTGCCTTGCGGCGGATGGTCAGACCTTTGAGCGCCTTCTTCTTGCCGCCGACGGTCACCTTGTCCCACTTCAGGAACTCGTTAGCGGCGCCGTAGCGGTTGCCCTTGTTCAGTTCCTTGAGCAGCGTGGATTTCTGGAAAGCGCCGGCTCCGATGTTGAAGGCGAGGGAAACGAGCGCGTCGAACTCGTTCTGGTTCAGCGGGACCGTGACGGACGAGTTCACCGCCTTCTCGAAGATCGAGAGGTCGCGCGTCAGGATTTGATCCGCCAGGGCTGCCGTGATCGTCAGGCCCCTTGCTACTGTCGGAGGGCCGGCTGCGGCTGTGTGCCCTACCCCGATCGTCCAGATGCCGACCGAATCCTGATAGGCTTTCAGGCGCAAGCCTTCTCGTTCTGTGATCGCCTTGCGACCCGCAGCGCTGGTTTTCATAACGATGTCCTTGATTTTTACCGCCAGCGAAGGGCGCTAACGAACTGCTGCACCATGTTGATGATTTCGGTATCGGTAACGTCTCGGAGCTTGTAGTCGCCGTCCATCATCTCGTAGCGGAAGGTGTTGTTTTCGTTCTTGGTCACGCGGATGTGGTAGCCTGTCATTTCTTACTCCTGAGCCATGCCAAGTACCGGGCGCCCTCTTCGGGATCGGCGAAGCACTGAATGCGTGCGGTTTCGGGGTCGATGATCGAGAGGACTGCGGCGCCGTTCTGGTACTCAGCAAAACCATTTACCCAGGCGAAGCTATCGTTCCATTTGTAGCCGCGCACCTGAGCGAGCCAGGTCGTATGCGCCCGCTCCGCAATCTCGAAGTGATCGAGTTTGAACGAGTGAATATGGCCAGTGACCCACAAGTCGGCTTCTTCTCCGAACTTGGCGTCTCTCAGCGTGCCGTGCGCCGGGTTGTAGATCGAATTACCCTTCCGGCCGTGCGCAGCGTCGATCTTGGCTTCTGAGCCGTTGTTGTGGACGAGGCGGAACTGTGCGCGCCAGTCGAGCACCGGGACTTGATAGGCGCCGAGCTTCTTGTAAAATTCGTCGCCGCCGTTCCAGGCATCATGGTTTCCGATCAACCAGACTAGCCATTTGACGCCGGCCCCGAACATGAACCATTCCGCCATACGCTTGGCGGTTTTGCTGGAAACTTCGGAATCAGCCCAGAGCTTGGCGAGGCGACCGGTCCACGGCCAATTATCCGTGGTGTCTCCTATGTTGCCGCCGTAGACGCCGTCTTGCTGTGCTATGGCAATGTGCTTCTCAAGCAGCGGCCAGTTGCAGCCAGAATTATCGAGGTGCGGATCTCCGAACCAGAGGATGCCGTAGGGCTTCTTTTCCTTGACGTGGATGGGGAACCACTTGCGCGCCGCGGCGGCTTGCTGCTTGCGCTCGAATGCCCGACGCTGGCGAGCCAGTATGTCCTCGATCGGCTCTTCTTCGTCTCCGTCCAGGACGAACGACGGCATTTCGATCATCGGCCCCGCCTGTGTTGCCGTCAGGAGGAACCCCTTATCTCGCGCCTTCTCCAGCCTGTTCTGGATTGTCGAATGCCGGACCCCGAAGTGCGCGGCAGTCTTCGTTACCTTCCCGCCGTTTGCGGCGTGCACTGCGACGGTCTCACGCAACACGTCGTCGCTGAGAGGCTCCAGGGACATTAATCACCTCGATTTATGGAGAAAGAAAAACCCCGCTCGAAGGCGGGGCTGGGAGGTCAATCTATCTGCTGCTTTCGCCGTAGCGCGGCGATCACCAAGGCAAGGGCCGGGGTGCACCCGCCGCATTGCGGCCCGTCGTCGATCTGAGCCCACGATGGACCGCGGCCAAGTGTTACGCCGCCGCTGGTTCTTGGACCTAGTAGCGCCTCTACGGCAAGAAGGGCCGCATCAATCGATGTGGTGAAATATGGCATCCGCGGGTAGCGTTTCCCGTCATGCACCCAATAGACCGTTTCAATCGTTTCTCGGTTGTCGTTCATGGGCTCAGAGCGGCGTTCCCATCCGGCAAACTGTCCGATCCGCTCGTCGGCCCGCCTGTTTGGCTCTTCAAGCCTCTCCAGCGCCTCGATTAACTCGAACAATTCCATGCATCGCTCCGTCGTCGGCTTTATTGTTGCGCGATTTCGATTTAACAGATACTCGCGCGCTTCGACGACAACGACACATTAAGAGGGGGATGAATGCAAGACGCACTCAAAACAATATTCGGCAGCTTCGCGCCTGAATCCAAAAAGCGGCTTGACCTCACCTTCGACTACGAAACCTGCGCAATCCGCTCATTTCGGGACATCGCCGCACATATCGGTGCCACGCAGATCGTGGACATCGGGGCGAATATCGGCGTCTATTCGATTTTCACGGCCGATCTACCACGGGTTCAGAAGGTGCATGCTTTCGAACCCGCACCCGACTCCTTGGCGCTCCTGAAAAAGAACATCTCCCTGCAACCGAGCGCATCCAAGGTCAAAGCCTACGATGTAGCCCTGTCCGATCACGCTGGAGAGGTGAAATTCAACATCATCTCCCCGATGTCGGGCGCCAACGGCATTGCAGAGGACGACAAACCCGGTAACTTCATTACCGTCCGGGCAAAGAGCCTCGATGAAATGCTGACGTTCTCGGGTGAGACGGTCGCGGTCAAGATCGACGTCGAGGGCCACGAGCCTGCCACGCTTGCCGGCGCCGTACGTTTCCTGCGCTCCAACAAATGCTTTGTTCAGGTCGAGAGCCTGCGTCACGCGACCGTTGAAGCCGTCCGCCGCATCATGGCCGACGTTGGATACATCCACCTATTCTCGCTCCAGAACGATCACCTTTTCATCGACCCTGATTTGAGGGGATCCGAAAAGAGCCTGCTGGACATCATCTCAAAGAACCTTGCCGCCGACCTTCACGACCTGACCGAATTACGCCTAGAGAAACGCCGGCTGGCGGCCGAGGCCAAGAGACTGTGGCAGAGCGCTGGATATCGAGAAGATCCTGTCTTCAAGAAATAAGGAGCGACGAATGGCACTCGAAAAGATCATCGCGGCACTTGAAAATCTGGAAGGTCCCGACCGGCAGATTGACCAGAGCATTGCCCTGCAGGTTGGCTATACCCTGTCAATCAATCCAGCCCTTTTGCCTGGCGAGCGGGAGAGGAAGAATTGGTGGTTTGGCTCCCCGCCCAAGGAAGTACGCCTTCCTAAATTTACGGAGAGCATCGAAAGCGCCATTGATCTAGCGAAGCTGGTAGGCGTTGAATATGACTCGGATGACGCCGTAGCGATATGCCTTTCCTCTCTAAAGGAATTGCAGCGGCGCGCGTCATGCTGAGGCGGTTTTGTCTCTCCACTTTATCTGAGGGGAGCCAGCACCGGAGATGGAGAACTTTTGCCCCGACTGTCCGCGTACACTCGCCTCGAACACGCAGGGCTGATAGGCAAGCGTTGCTGGGCCGTCCCATTTAACGCCCTCCGTCCCGCCGATGACCTGTGCATCAACGTAGAAGTCGCGCATCTTCGCGGTAGGGCACTCGACACGCACACCGACAGCATTGTGCCCTTCCGCATAGAAGGCGCTGGTGATGAGCGTGTTGGTCGAGTTGCTGTCCGTGCCGTTGCCGTTGTATTCGGAAACCCGCAGGGCGTCCCTTTGAGCGGCAATGCCGCTGCAGCCGATCATTCTTACGTTGTTGGCTTGAGAGACGTACCAGCTATCAAGCGCCGAGAAATCCCCTTCACGCTTCCCGACTGAGACGCCAACAAACTTGCTGTCTTCAAGGTTCTGGGCCATGACGCCGAAGTCATTAAACCCAAGCCCATCGCCGTCAAACCCTGCGTCGTGCATCTCGCCACCAACTACAGACACCCGCTTGATCGGAACGAGATTGCTCCCAGAGAAGGCTTTGAACAGGCATTGGCCGGCGCGGTGACTTTTCGGAGCGATGAAGGTGACGCCATCCGTCAGCATCTCCGAGCCGTAAGATCCGCCCACGCGGATATTATGCTCGATAGCATCGGCGGCAGTCCCCGCGCCGAATGTCGAGTTTTTCACTCCGCTGGTGAGAATGGCGTTCTGGCCTGGGTTGGGGGATCCGTTAGCCGCATAGGAGCCATTCGGCGATCTGCTGCGGATGTTGTAATCCTTGACATCGCAATCCTCAGTGTTCCTCTGGTAGAAGCCCTTGGTGTACGATTCGATGTCCAGCATGCCTATTCGGCTTCGTTTTTGCGCCTTCGCGGCGGTTCCACCCTCACCATACTGAAGGACTGCCTGATCAACGTTTCTGGTCTTGACCTTCCGAATTTCGTTGTCGTGACCGTAAACACCAATCGCGAAGTCGAGATTCGATCCTCCGTTATTGTTCATCTGGCTTTCGCAGATCACCTCGACGGTATCCCCTTGCGCCTTTCCGGAAAAGCGTATCGCGCGCCTGAAATGAGTGCCGCTTAACGCAGTGAAGCTCATAAGGTCGAAGTCGAAGCCGTCAGCGAATGTGAACACCGGGTTGGCCGAGCCGTTCACATCGCCGTTGAAGAGGAAGCGCGCACCCTCCCCGCGCCACCTGATCGGTGGGAAGGTGTGGCTGGAAGATGAGAACCTGAAAACGCTTGTTCTCTTCGATGTAAATGTGGCGCGCGGGTTAGACCACATGAAGGAGATGAGTTCGGCTAAGGCTTGGTTGTTATTTGATAAGCCGTCGCCTTTGAGCCAGCTATCAACTAGGAAAAGATCGCCTTCAGGCATGTGTTATCACCCTTCAAGCGCCGAAACCTTCGCCTCAAGTTCCTCGATCTTGTCGATCGCCCAAGAGAGAGCGGCCCAGAGGTAGGGGGTGCGTTTGCTCTGATCGACGCCCCACGGCTGGCCGACTTCTTCTGGAGGACTCGCCAAATCCGGGGAAACCGCATAGGAAGTCTGCGCGCCCCAGCCGACCGCATAGGCACCCGTTCCCTTCCAATGGAAATCCCTGACCGGATCGGCGCGGATGATCTCGATTGCCTTCTGAGGATCATACGGCCCGATAAAATCCTTAAGCGTCTCGTCCGAGGTCGTGTTGTAGGCGGTCGTCGTGCCGTTGGTGGAGATGCTGCCAACCGTGCCATTCGAATTCGCGAACGAAACGTGTGTCTGGGTGGTCGCCGCATTACGAGAGTTGGTAATCGTCCCAGCAGTAACGCTCGTCCCATTCACGCCCGTGGACGCGCCGCCGTTCAAGGTAATCAATCCAGCGCCGGTTATGGCTATCGTGTTGTTAGCTCCACCGCTCGGCGTTAAGGTGATTTGAGGGGCGGTATAGGTCGCTTCGGAGGAGAATTCGATGGCCTTCCCCGTCGTATTCTCGAAGGACAAGTTAGCCGACGCGCCAGCACCCCGTTGTTTAACGCTCCAAGAGCGCTCGGTGGAAAATGTAATTGCCGTAGCTCCGCTTGATGCGGCCGTAAACAACTGCTCGGAAGACCACGTATTTGATGTACTCAGAAGCGGGATAGTCGCGCCAGACGTGCCGGTGTTGACCGTGGCCGACGTGCCGAGGCCGAGTGTCGTGCGCCATGCGGAAGCGCTCGTGTCATCCAGCAGGGTAGTGGAGAACGACGAAATACTGACATCCGCATCCGGCATGAACAGGACACGGGTCGTCGCGGTGGTGACGTTCCCGGCATCAAGACGGACTTGTTTCGTCGTGTCCGATGGGTCGCAAAAGCGCGCACCGTCGATAACCGCCGCCGTCCCCGCCTGCCAATCGGCAATGTGCTTCATGATGGTGCGGAAAGCATTGTCGAAGTTTGACGGCAGGTTGGTGCCTTGAATGCCAATTCCGGCTATGTCGGTATTGTTCGAGGCGGTCGTGTCGTATTCGCGAAGACTGTTCTTAGCCATGTGTCACCACCTCAATAAAGGCCAATGCCGCCCTTGTCCCAGGCGTCTCGGAATTGTCGGGAGTCGCGATAGGCATCGCGGCCGTATTCGGTCATCTTTCCGTCGCCCTTGGGCGTGCTCTTCGGCTTGTCGGGGAACCCGTCCTTGCGCGTCATGGCGTTGACGGCGCTCGGGGCTAGGAGACCACCCGCAACGGCGCCGAGAGGGCCAAGGAGCATCCCGCCAAGGATGCCGCCGCCAATTCGCGTCAGCGCACCCTTGGCGAAGTTGCCCATCTGAACGCGACGGTTGGGGCCCATCTCGTTGAGCCTGACCTGCTGCTGGCGGACCATTTCGTATTCTTGGGGAGAGAGGAGGCCACCACCGCCGATCGCTGCGTTTGTGGCAGCCGCCGCGGGCGTTCCGGCTGCAACAGTCGGCTCAGCATAGGCAGTTACAGGGCCAGGCACTTCCGGGGCTTCCGGGGCGCCAACAGGCGGAAGATCGGTCATTTCCACCGAGGGGGCCTGTTGTACCGGGTGAAGCTGCGGGCTGAACGCAGCCACGTCCTGCGCAAGCAGACCCATGTTCCGGGCTGCCGCCTGCCCTTGGCCGTAAAGCGAATATTGTTCAGCGAGCGACAGCTTCGGAGCCGGATCCGCGAAGGGGGTAACGCTGCCCACCTGGGCGGTCTGGTCTACTTGCTGTGCCTGCTGTGCCTCCAGTGCCCGCTTCTGGTCCAAAAGCTCGCGGCGCAACCTGTCTCGCGGTGCCTCCGGGGTAACGCCCGTTGCTGCATTGGACAGGAGGCCCGCGCCGGCCGACGCGCGAGCGGAAACCGGGAAGGAGCCAAGGTCTTGGCGTTCCACCGCCATCGGCGTGGCGGGGTCGATCGCGGACATGATGCCGGTTGCCTGCTCGGACTGGAACAGACCGCCCCGCGGCGTGGGACGCGCGACAAAGCTACCTGGCATAGACTCGGCGGTCAGACTGTAATCCCCAACAGGGGTAGAGCCGGGAGCCGTGCCGTGGTAGTGAACGGCATTGCCTATACCGAGCTTCTGAGCCCCGGCATTGATCATGTCGCCGATCCAGCCAAGGTTAGACTTGGAGGAAAAGTTTGGGTTGGCGTAGTTCAGCGCGCCGCCGATGGTGGGGGGAGCACCAGCCGCCCTCGATGCGACGTGATCCGCGACAAGGTTCTTGACCGCGGCCGGCGCCCGTGGGGTTTGCTGGACGGAACCGTAAGGATCGAGAGAACTCGGCCCGGTGATCTTGGAGAACTGCCGCCTCTGGTTGAGAACGCCAGTCGCCGAGCTGGGAAACTGCCCCGAGGCCATGCGGTTGGTCACGGTATCGACGACAGCGCGAACCATCCGGTTATATTCGGCCGGATTGCGCCTTTGGATTGAGCGCGGGACTTCCGTGTCAACCACTCTTGCGATATAATCTATGTCGCGCTGCGTCAGGTGGACGTTCGCCATTTGCTACCCCGAGGAAAATATGAGGTTTTTGGTTTTTGCGGCGTTGCTCGCCGTATCGGCACAGGCGGGTGAGCCTCTTGGCCCTTCAGGGCTTCCGAGTGCTGAGCCTTTCAAATTAACGAGTGAGTACGAGGCCGATTTCAAAGCCTCGACGAAGTGCAAAGGCTCTCCAGACGGGGCCACCGTCCGAGAGGGCAAGAGCGCCGTTTATGTTGAGAAAAGCGGTTCCGTAGAGGTTCTACTTGACGAATACGCCCGCCGCTTCGCCATCGATTATTGCTGGATCTGAGCGGAATGGACGAAGAACCGCGCGGCCTGCCTATCGGCGATGCCATCCTTTACGGAGTGGTCGGCGCCGTACTCACATATTTCTTTTTCGTGCCAGGCAAGGAAGCTATCTCTAGTTTCCTGAAATCGCTGCTACACTAGGCGCCGCGAGAGCGCGCGAAACCAGCGCTTGAATGGCGTTAGACCGCTGCGCCGATGTGATCTGTGCTTTCTCGATCTTTGCGAGTTCGTTGGCGATCTGGCGCACAGCATCAGGACGCGAGGTCATGAGGCGTTGCGCGATATTGTCGGCGACTTCTGGCGTGAGACCGCCAAGCATCCGAAGGCGAGAGCCTACCCACTGAAGCGTGGCGCTGATCGGGCGACCGCTCACCACGCCACCGACAAAATCCGCCCCTTCCTTCAGCCCGCCAGTTTCGGCCATGTCAGCCATTTGTCGGACGGTTGTCGAGTTGCCCTTCACAGTCTCATAGGTCGAGCGCTTGCGGGCTTCCGCAAAGATTGCCTGGCGGAAGGTCTTGAACTGCACGTCATTGTCGAACAAGGCACGGAGGTTCTTGACCTGCTGGCGATTGCTGAAGAATTTCAGGATGGCGTTCTGCGTAAAATTGCGCTGGTCGATCGCGTTGCGGATCCACTCAGCAGCGCCAGCGCGAGCAGCTTCCTTCTCGGCCGGTCCCATCTTGGCAATCTGGCGGCGCACAGCTTCCGGCGACTGCCGCATAGCATCTCGGCCGAACTCCAAAGCATCATCAAGCGACTTCTGCCCGCTCCAAGCCTGGCGAGCAGCCTTATAGGCCGGATTAACGCTATCAATTTCAGATAGCATCTTATCCTTGAGGTTGTTGATGATGCGGGCCTCGTTGGACAACTTGCCAGTAATGCTGTCCTTGCCGCTGTCGATCATGTCGTCCATGGCGCGCTTGATGTAATCCCACCCGCGCGCGTCAGGAACGCGGCGAACGGTTGCGCTAGCGCCATCGTCTGCGACATTGATGAAAAGCTGCTGGAACGGAATTTGTTCGTTTGCCGCGAGCACCTCAGCGCGGCGCAACGCTTCTTGGCCTGCAGGCGTCTTCAGAATTTCCTCGAGACTTTCCGAGAAATGGACTGGCGTGCTGTATGCCTCATCATAGAGCGGCTTGGCGAGACGCTGTGCGGTTTGTGCAATGTCGTCTTTAGCCGCGAGATAGCCGTCAGGATCGGCAAGCGTTTGACCGACAACCGCCTTGAGGCGGTCGCCCTGCCCCATCTGACGCAGTGTCAACTGGCTTCCAACGCGGTCCTGCGCCTTGCCTGGAATGTTCGTGGTGGTGCGCAGGAGCGATTGCGTAGACTTGCCGCCAACGTCCGCTAGGGACAGCCCATCGCGCCCCATGCGGGCGGCTGCCTGGTCTGCGGTCATGTTCGACGCTGCGAGGCGTTCGGCAATCTTCTCGCTTGCATATTGGCCGGGATTGACGCGAGCCTTGACAGCATCCGTGACAGGTTTTGTCACCGACTTGACGCCCTGAGCCACGACAGGAACCGCGCCACCGATGGCCCCGCCCATGGCAGCGCCGCCCACAGCATCAGTTGCGCGATCTAGTGCCCCTTCTCCAGAACCGAAGCCATAAAGACCGCCATAAGCCGCGCCCTCTTTCGCCCCGGCTGCTATGCGAGCGCCGAGGCCAGACTTAGCCGGGAGTCTCGCCAGCGGAGAAAGACCAGCACGAGCGGCGCCTGCCGCTGTAGCCACGCCACCCGCCACGCGGCCGGCAGTCGAAGCAATCGGGTCTGCCTGGTCGCGCTGATTCTGAATGATACGCTGAACGCGAAGATTGCGACCATACTCGCCGAAATCTCCGTCAATGCCAGTCAGAGCGCCGCCCGCAGCGGCAATCTCGTCAGCAAGTCCGAAAGAGGCCATATCAGCCGCGCCGCGCATGAAGCTGTCGACGTCCCGGCCGGCCGTGTCGCCACGGTTCGCGGCCTTCTGCGTCAGGGACGACAGTTCATTGCGAGCATCCTGCGACGCTGCACTCTCCGGCGCTTCGGCCTGGACTCCGAGAGATGCGGCGATTTCTTCAACAGCTGCGCTCTGCTCTTCAGGTGACATCTGAAGGAAGGCGTCATCAACTTTGACGCGCCGGCCCTGAATGTTGAGTGTCGGCATTATTCAACGCTCCACTTCAAGCCGCTGCCAGTTGTGCCGCCTGCCCCCGTCTGCGCAGGAACGGGCGTATTGGATGACCCGCGCGCTTTCTGAATGGCCCGCTGCTTGCCGATTTCGAGGATGCCCTTGAGTTCTTCGAGAGCAGCTAGGTATTCCTGATCAGATTGCGCGCGATCAAGACGTGCCTTAGCCTGCGTTGCCTTGGCACCCTCGACTTCGGTAATCTGGCCCGCGCCCTTGAGCGACTCGAAGGCCTCAAGGAATGCCTGCCCCTCGACCTGACGCGCGCGGACCTGGAAGTCCGTGGCATCTGTGCCAGAGAGATAATTGCGCGGGTCCCAGGTTGAACTGGCACCAGTAGCAGTTCCGCGGCCGGGATGCTTGATCATCTCGTCAATGAGTTTTATGCCGTAGTCTGCGCTCTGAATTGCGGCCGGGAGGTTCGAAATTGCCTCTGCCTGTGTCTTGCCGAGGTTCTTCTCGCGTTCTGCGCCGGCCAAATCCTTCTGCGTTGTCGCGATCACATTGCCGGTGCGCTTGTCGACGGTGCCAATATGTGTTCCGAGATCAACCGTTCCCGTACCCGTCGAGAGTTGGAAACCTTCCGGCATTTGCGTCTGGCGGAACGTACCGTCCTTGGAAAGCTGCCCGATGACGGGGTTGCCTTGCGCGTCTTGCCCCCAAACAGGTTGAAGGCCGAATTCCGGAGGATCACCCGAGCCTGCGGGCGGCGTCACCCAATCGCCCGTCTCAAAATTGTAGAGGTTCTTGCCAACAGCCATGAAATTGTTCTTCGGCTTGGCGGCTTCGATCTTCTGCGTATAGGCGAGTTTCCACGCATCGCCGGCAGAAAGGGTGCCGGTCTTAACGGCTTCCGCGAGGTCGGGATACTGCTTCTCTAGGAAAGCGACGGTCTTATTCGCCTGAAGCGCACCTGCAAGCCCTTGTGCGCCCATTGAGGCCTGCTCCTGCCCCGTCCTGCCGCCAAGCAAGCCAAGGCCGGTCTGCAGAAGCGCCTGATTATTGCCGCGCAGGAAGTCCATGAAACCGGCCATCTACCGCTCCTTAAAACCCACCGAGGAGGCCGAGGCCCGTTGCGCCATAGCCAAGTGCCGTGAGGAAGGGATTCTGCCCCGGCTGCGATTGCGTCGTGGTGCCCCCCATCTGACCGGCGCCGCTAGCGACAGCGTTAAGCCGGGCGATCTGGTCCCACGGCGCCTGGTTCTTCTCGTTGAAGATGCGCAGCTTGTCGTTCATCTGGCGGGTGGCGAGGTCTTCGTTCATCGCGCCGACTTGGAAAAGGTCGTGCGCCGGCTGGTTCAGCCCGGAATAGGCCGTTCCGAGGTTGCCGATGCCCTGCTGGCCCATGTTGAACAGGTTGTTGTTCGCGGCGTCCCTGCGTCCCTGCCAGTTCTGGTACTCCTGCCCGACCATCCGAGAGGTAAGGTCGCCGACTTCGCTTGCGAGATTCCCCTGGTGGATGCCGCCGCCATACCGACCTGCCCCGCCTGCGCTCATGTTGACGGAATCACGCGCCGCGTTCTGTGCCTGCCTAAGCACCTGCTGGAAGGCCGGATTGGCGTTGATGTTGAAGGAAGAATTGGCCGTTGCCTGTGTGTTGGCGAGCGCTGCCCGCTGCGCGTCGTTGAACCCGCCCTGATTGATAACGTCCTGATACTGGCCGGCGAGTCCGGTGCGGCCCATGTTTGCCCGCGCGTTGTTCTGGACAAAGCCCATGCCCTGTTGCGTCTGCTGCGACCACGGAACGACCGTGGATCCGCTGTAATAGCTGCCGTCCTTATCCGCATTGAATAGCTTCTGCGCCTGACTAAGGCCCGACTTTAGCGCAGGTTGCGCGGCTTTCCACGGCTCCGAGTTGGAGGTGGTCGTGGTCTTGTTGCTGCCACCACCGAAAAGATTGCTCAGCCAACCCATGGGCGTGTCCTTACGTTAGCGGGATTGTCTTGATGAAGATGAGTGTCACGCGAACGTCTGCGGCGCCCTTGACTCGGATTTCATCGCTTCGAAGCAGGCGCAGCGGCATGTCCGAAACGATCACCGTGTCATTTGCGGCAACCGACTTCTGCCAGATGAGGCGCTGTGTGGTGGTTGACGCCTCGTACCAGTAGAGTTCCGTTACCACCGCGCCAGCCGTGGCGTTGCAGATGACAAAACTTGCGAGCGTGAAGGTGTTATCCGGCATGGCCGCATCGATCAGCGTTACCGATGTTCCGGCCAAGGTCTGGCTGATCGGCGGGTAGACGTTCCCGACGTAGGTCCCCTGAACGCTCATTGCTCACCGCTCGGCTGTGCGTTGACGTTGACGGCGCTTGCAACGCTCCACGCCGTTCCTGCTGGAATAGCCAAGCGGAACTTGTGCAGGCGTCCATCAGAGCGGAACGGCACGAGGCCGGTGCGGCTGTTCGCGTTATTCGCCGTCGACCATGTGAGCGTGCCCCCGTGGAAGTCCTGCACGCCATCCTGAAGCGTAAAGCCGGTCGCATCGGTGATGACCCTTGCGCCACTCACAAACGCACGCGTCAGGCCGTCGATTTCGATTTCCGCCGTGTCGAGCGTTGCCGCAAGATTCGTTCCGGTGAAATAGGCCAGCTTGTTGTCGGTCGTGAACGTCGCAAAGGTCGGACGGCCACCCGTAAACACGCGGCTATCGTAGGGCTCGTCTACGGCGTCAATCGTGGCATAGAGAAGGTCCAGACCATCCCAGGTAATACCGGGAGTGGCGAGCGCCACCATTTCCCCGACCTGCAAGTCAGTCGTGCACCAGCGATCAAGCTGCCAGTCGTAGCCGAGGCGGTTATAGCTTCCGCCAGGCGTCCGATAGCGCCACCAAACGATCTTTTCGAACGGATCGGCCGCACCCTGCACATCGGGCAAATACGTTTGGTCGATCTGATCGAGGAACCAGCGGTCTACCCGTTCGGCTCCGATCGGTTTTCTGTCCACGCCACCAAAGAAGCCATCTTCGGAAAGGTAGAAGAACACACCGGGTCCGATCGAGACGATGGACCGCGGCGCAAGCGTTCCCTGCTTCGGATTGAGTACCTGGCGGGTGAAGGTAAAGCCGGAGGCAGGGGAGAAGGGGAAATACTGCATGCCGGCGCGCTGGATGACATAAAAGCCGCCCTGCTCGCCAAAGCCGCCCATAACCTCGTCACCTTCGGGCAATTCCTGCGAATCAGCGCCCTGCTTGCCGATGGTCCAGAATTCAATGTTGTTCTGGCCGCACCAGCGGACGGTCTTTTCCCCTGCCGTGCCTTCGATATAGCCGAGAACGAGGAAATCGCCCGCTACCCAAGAGTATTTGGCCTTCGGAGGGCTTCCCGCGAGGTTGGCGCAAACGCCGCCGCTTCCCACGTCGTAGACCTGTATAGCGTCACTCAGATTGTGAATGACCAACTGGTCGCCGAACCGCGTCATGGTCCAGAAATCGTTCGCCGGGACGTTATAAGGAGCGCTCGGGCCGCTTATATCAGTCCAAGTGTAATCCGTGGTGTTGAGGCGGTAGAGCGCCGTGCGCGTGCCTGCAATCACCTCGTAGTTGCCGGCCGCGGTCCTGACGTAGGTCGCGCCAAGGCACTCCGAGGCAAGCGCCTGAGTGATGACGCTAACGTCTGGCATCGGCCCCCAGCCATTGGCAACCGGCATGGCGTTGACCACGTTGTGGCTGCTCGCTGCCTCGTATGGGCTCTTGTCGGGCTCGAACGGCGGGAATGGGATGATCACGGCGTGATACCCTTGATCCGCGTTCCGGCCTTGGCATAGTTCGCCATCAGATCGGACGAGTTCAGGCCATCAATCACCGCCGTCACAAGCGCGGCCGAGCGGCTGAACAGATCGTTGTCCTTCACGAACATCGCGAGTTGCATCAGACCGGCGTGCAGGTAAAGGTTCGGCTGTTTGGTCAGAAGCCAGTTCGTGGTGTTGATGTCCGAAAGATTCGGGATCGCCTCGTAATAGGTGAGTTCGATATCGTTCGAGGACAGCGGGAACATGTAGAGGCTCGATCCGATGATGGTGAAATCACTGGAGAGCCCGCTTGCGCGGTCGGAATATTCCTGATCGGCATAGGTCGGGGTGACGTATTGCAGATCACGACGGCGCGAAGCCAATTCGACAACGCGGCGGTATTGCAGGTAGTCGCTCGGGAGCGTGCAAACGCTACTCACTGGCGTCAGATCCTCGATTGCCATCATTTCGCGCACGCGCAAGGGCTTAACGCCGCCCTGGCCGTGGTTGAACATGGCCGTGGAGAATTCGATGAACGAAGGAATATAGCTCGTCAGATCGCTACGAGCCGACCAGTCCGCAAGCGCCGTCTGAAGCTCGGAATAGTTCATCAGAACTTCCCTTCGTGGGTGCGGAAGGCGCGGTTGTCGCCGTCATTGAGCCAGCGCGAGAGGTATTTTTGGTCGCGCTGCTGGTTCGCCTCGTCCAAACCCGAGTTGTAGACGGTATCGAGAGGGACCGACGCCACGCGCACCCAATCGCCGAAGTTCCGGGCCTGCGTCTCGTTGCGAAGGGCGGTGTTCTGGTCGACGATCTGATCAACCGGCGTATCAACGCGGAATGTCATCCGGCCGTCTGCCTCGTGCTTGACCCACACGCTACGACCCGTTGCGAAGTCGTAATCAAAGAGGGTGAAATCGCCGTCGCGTATCTCAGTCATCGATCGCAATCTTTGCCTTGCCCATATTCACGACTGCAGCCGCTTCTTTCTCGGGCAGGGAAACGACGGTTCCAGCCGGGATACGCGCGCCGTCTGCGTTCCAATAGTCGTATTCAAGGCGGATCTTGATTTGCTTTGCCGGGGCCATTCCAATCTCCAAAAGAAAAGGGGCCAGCGATTGCCAGCCCCTTGCAGGTTTCGATGATGAAGACCGATCAGGTGGAAGCGGTCAGGCCGAATACGTCAGCAACAACGCCGTGTGCGGCTTCGTTGAGGACTTCGAGCGTGCCTTCGCCGATGATCATGCCCTTTACGGCGTCGCCGGTCTTGGCAAGGTTCGGGTCTTCCTGGATCGCGCGGAGATTGCCCCACTTGAGGAAGTCCGGCGTCAGGAGGAAGGCATTACGGGCCACGCCGGCCGAGGTCGCCATGACGCGGTTCGGCTTGACCATGACCTTGCCGAACGGGCCTTCGTAGATGTCGGCCGTGCCAACGATCGTGTTCTTGCCCTTGCCGTCGGCAGCGTAGCGGAAGGCCGCGACGTTGCTGTCCGACATGAACGTAACGAACACGCTCTTGACGTAGGGCGATACGATGACATCCGAGAAGTCTGCGCCGCTCTGGTAGCCGGTCTGCATGACGGTATCGAGCAGAGCCTTGGTGAAGGCGCGCTGCGTGCCGTTGGTTGCCGCAACAGTGAGGCCAGTGCCCGAGCTGTAGCCACCGTTGGCGCCGGTAGCACCGCGGGACACGTTGGTGGTCAGCCAGGACGGCAGACCGCCGAGAACGCGCGTTGCACCGCCGACAGAAGCCGTGTTGGAGACGATCGCCAGTTCCATGTCCTTGCGGACGTGAATGGCGGACTTCACCTTCTGCTCAGCGATCTTTTCGACGCTGCCGGCGTTGTCGATGGCTTCCTGCGTCTTGGAGACGACCCAACCTTCGCGGAAGATCTGCGTGCGGTTGGAAACGCGCGTCGGCACGGTGATCGCCGAGTAGGCGTATTCGTCGCCTTCGAGCTGGGCATTGGCAGCAGGAGCGCGAAGCGAGTCGATTTCCCACTCGGGGCGGGTGTTCGTGCACTTCGTCTTGCCGATCATGGAGTAGATCGGGGTATCCTGCGGGGTGATGCGGGATACGATGTCCGAGAGGTCTTCCCGGTTGCCGACCGCGGAGGTCGACTGGAAGGTATTTGTTACGACGGCCATTGGAGTTTACCTTTTCTGAGTTGCGAGATAAGCGGCCACCCCATCCTTGAGGGAGCCAGACGATTTCAAACGGGTCATCGCAGCTTCAGCTTCTCGGCCCCGCTGTTCACGCGGCGCAAGGCGTTTGCTTCCGGTCTGGACCGGAGGTTTGTCGGCAATTTTCTTCGGGACAACGTTCTTGGCTGATGCCTGAAGCCCCTTGAGTTTTCCAAGGTCGCGAAGGACGAGAATAAGCCGATGGTCCGGAACTGCTTCCAGATCCTGCTGACTGATCCCGTATTCCGCGGCTGTCGAAACGAGCGTCTGGATGAAACCATCCCTCTGCTTCGGATCGTTCAGCTCTGGTGCCTTGGATCGGAGTGTTTCCCATTCCCGCGCAAACTGCTGCTGGCGCTCTTGCTCGGCCAACTGCTGTTGCTGTTCGCGGACTTGGTGCATCTCCTGCTGGATGCGCTGGTAATCCGCCATCTCGGCGTCATACCGTGCCCTTGCCTCGATATAGCCCAGCGGATCAGACTGGAGCATGTCGAGCGCCGGCTGTTGCGGCATCCTTGTTTGCATGACCTGAAGCGTCAGATCACGCGCATTTGCCAACTGCTGTTCGTACTGCGATAGGTTGGCGCGGTATTCCTCGGTCTGCTTGGTCGTTTCGGCCAGCGCCTGGTTTTTCCGCGTGTAATCCGCCTCGCGAAGATTGCCTCGTTTGAGTTCGGCGATGGTGATGACGGTTCCGTCTTCGAGCCTGACCTTGCCGTTGTCGCTGACAAACCGGCCTGAATCGGTCTCGTCGTCTCCGCTTTCCTCGCCTTCCTCGGCGTGATCTTCTGCCTGCGGGTCGCCGTTTTCTTCCTCTTCGTCAGAAAGCTCGGCCTCCGCGTCTGCTTCCGGTTCTTCGGCTTCCGGGTGGTCCTCGCGGACTTCTTCCACCGATCCCGCAGCATACGCCTTGATAGCCTCGTCCATAGACAACGGGCTATCGTCTCCACCAATCCCTTCCGGGGTGTTGGTATCCATGAATTTCTCCGATTTGTGCTGTGCCAGACCTTCCGGTGTCCTGGCGATTGTGCGGCTAAGCTGCCGCGGTCCTCTTGGGGAGCTTCGAGGCGGTAACAACGGCCCTCAGCTTGCCTTCGAGTGAATCCAGCGCCCGAACAAGCGCCTGTTTGTCCCTGATCGCGTCCGCGTCGGTTGCCGGGACGATGAGAAGTGCTTCGAGCGCTCCCTTGCGAAGCTCCGAAACGGCTTCCTTGAATACCTCGTCGTTCAAGAGCCGATCGGCCGCTAGTGCGCTTTCCTTGATATCCATTAGGCCACCATAAGGAGCATCATCATCTCGTCTTCCTCTTCAGCCTCGATCGCCTTGATGATCGCAAGCTGAATGGCAGCGTAGAGAAGATGGTCGTCCGCGTTGTTCTCGATGCGAGTTATTGCCTTGTCCACCTGCCGATAAACGACGGGCGGCATGTCTTCTGCAAAGAGGCCGGCAAGGCGGATTATCTGCTGCGTGACCTCGCGCTTGACCTTGCGGGTTTTCGTGCGGGGCCGCTTTATCTCGGCCTGTATGACCTCTTCGATCTCTGCCAGTTCCGGAATCTCGGGCACGAAGGCCGGGAGTCTTCCGGATGGCGCGTCATCACCGCGGCGAACAGTCTGGACCTCTCCACTGTAGGAGAGTGTGGCCGCCCCGCCTTGTAGCGAGACCGAACCAGATCCAGTCTGAACCTTGCGCCCGACCTTCAGCGTAGCAGACGCGCCCGAAAGGCTGACTGCTGCCGTATTCGCCGTGAGCACGTATCCTGTCGGCACTGGCGTGTATGTCAGCGTGGCCGACGAACCAGTGAGCGAGATGGCCGCCGTATTGGCGCTTAGATTGCGATCGACCTTCGTTGTGGCGCTCGAGCCGGTGAGCGTGACAGCCACAGTGTTGGCGGTCAGCGTATAAGTTCCGGCCGCTGCCTCTGGTATCTCCAGCGCATAGCCGATCGCGCTCGTTGAAGTGGACGCCCATGTCAGCGACGTGGACGGCGACACCATATCGTAACTGACGTTCAAGCGAACGTTCGTTGCTGGCGACAGGTCGTATGCTTCGGAGAAGCCGCTAGGTGGTGCCCATGCGCTACCGGCTGACCCAATCCCCCATGCGACACAGATTGATGTTGGGGCATAAGCAGCCATGCCGACTGACGGATCACCAACGTCACTAGTGCCGACTTGGAAGTTTGAAGAAATCGCGCCGCCCGTACCGGAGACTTCGACGACTTCGCAACCCACCTGTGTCGCGCCTGTTGAACCAACCGTGACGGTCCTAGCCGCAGGGCTTGCGCCAACGTCCTGATAGAGCAGCAAACCCCAGAGGTTGCCGTGAGGCGTGCTTGACCCGGGAACTTCGGCCCAGGTTCCGCCAAGACTATCCGAGAATGTCGGTTTCGAGGGTGTGCCGCCGCGGCCGGTTGCAAGCGCAAATATTCTAACGTTTGCCGATGGTGTGAAGCTGGCAGACGTGGCCGTCGTTGATGTCGCGCCAGCCGCTATGAGGTGGACTGGGGTCCCGACTGCCATGTTAGGCGATCGTCAGAAGGCTCGCGCCGAAGTCGAGCGTGAATGTCTCCGTATCTGCAACCGTGATGGACGAACCGTAATCCCAATAACCGATCAGCGCGTCTGCAGGGCTGGTCGTGGAGTCGTTGTAGAGCACGGCATAGCGGAAAGGGCCGACAGGGCCGCCCGAAGCCGTGAAAACCTCGTCAGCAGCCGCCAACGTGCCTGTCCCGCCTGATTCCGTATAGGTGACGCTATCGAGCGCCAGACCGCCACCAGCGCCGCCCGTATAGCCGCCACCCGTCGAAAGCTGCGTGATGTCAGCAAGGACGGTATGCGTGGCCACATTCGGCGCCGTGTTCGTGAACGCGACCTTCAGCGTAGCCGTGGAAAGGTTGTGAACGCCTTTGCCAAGCTGCTCTTTGAAGTCCTGATAGAACGTCAGCGTGGAAGCGGGCATCAGTTCACCTGTACCGTGTAGGATTTACCGTTGGGGCCGGTGATCGTCTTCGTTCGGCCGTTCGATTCCAGCAGGGCACTAATTGCCTGCATCATGCGGTCCATGCTCTGCGCAACGTTGTTCGCACGCTCGTCCTCGCGGCTGACGACGCCGCCGCCTTCCGGCTTTTCCGCAAGGCCCATCTTCATCAGTTCGAGTTCGCGCTGCTGCGCCATCTTCTCCCGCTCAAGCTGCTGCTGCTTTTCGAACTTGGCGAAGTCGTATTGCAGCTTTTGCCCTTCCAGCGCCTCGTTCTTCTGAAGCTCAACCTGCTTGACTTGGATATCGGCCTCCATCTGGGCCATTTCCTTGTCGCGCGCGGCCTGGATCTTCTTGTCTTCAATGGCCATTTGCGCCTGAATCTCGGGCGGCGGCTGCCCTGCGGACTGTTCGGCCTGCTGAATAGCGCCTTCCACGTCTTCCGGCGTGATCGGCGGATAGAACTGCTCGGGAGACTTGAGGCCCGCACTCTCCGCAATCTTCATCAGCGTGTTGTGCACGTAAGGCATCATTTCAAGCGCCTTGCGCATCATGCCGGCGCCTGCAAATCGGTCCATCATGCCCATCTGGTTGGCGAGCACGCCCTGCAACATCGCCATGTCACGGTCACGCGAGCCTGTGCCAAGGCCGACGTTGATCGTAACGTCCATGTCGGCGTTCCAGGGGCGAGGATCGACCTCCACCCACTCATCGCCACTCATGCGGACCATCATCGGCCGGTCCTGATGCTTGATCAGCAGCCGAAGAATGCCGCGGAAGACCTTTCTCCAGCCGAGTTCCGCCATGTTGCGGGCGATAAGCTCGATCTTCGAATAGGCCGCGTCCTGCGCGTTCTGGTTTGCCGTCGCCGTCTGGTTCTGCAGCGCGTCGGGATCAAGTGCCATCGTCTGACGCGATACGCCAGTGCGGCGGGTGATCACCTCATCCTGATAGGCGATGGCATCGAATGCGTGATTGGCAACGAACGGCGTTGCGTGCGGGACGATCGGAGCAGAGCCTACTTTCTTCAGAATGATCCCGCCGAACGTCGGATTGGTCAGTTCATCCGGGTTCTCGACAGAGCCGTTCTCGACTTCCTTCTGCGGGAGGTTGGTTGCGTAGATGTTGTCGAGAGCCTGACGCAGCAGCACCGTCTTGACGCGCTGCACGTCCATTGTCTGGTCTGCGATCGAACGAGCATCCCAGCGGTGCGGAACGGGGTCGCACGGAATGTCGTAGAAGATCGGTTCGTCTTCCCAGACTTCCCAATCCAGCAATACACCGCCGTCCTTGTTGCCGCCGTAGTAGGCGTGAACGGTTTCCGCGAGGCCGTCGCCATCCACGTCAACCTTGAACTGGCATTCGTAGAGGTCGACAAGCTCCGTCGCGTTGTCGGCCGCACTGGTCTCGCCGTCCATCGTGTTCTCGCCGCGGGAAGCCTGCTCGGGCTCCAGCATTTCCGACGAGAGCGCCAGTTTCTCAACATCGGCGCGATCGAAGCCCATTTCCACGAGGTCGGAGCGCGTTACCTGCTTGCGATGGGCAAGGAAGCGGGCGTCATCAATCGTCGTGGCGTCGGGGTCTATATAGAAATCTTCACCCGGGATCACGTCGACCTTGACACAGCCGTAGCTCTTGGTGCGGCTGATCTTGATATCGTGCGTGCCGTCTTCGTTGGCCGTGTGCGTCTGGACCTCAACGCCCTCTTCCGAGACGAGCGCCGCAAGCTGGTCCATCGAGAGGCCGGTGTGCGTCGTGACTTCCTGCTTCTCGGTCGCATCCCACCAGGCTTTCACGATGCCATTGCCGGTCATCAGACCGTCATGTGTGGCGTTGTAAAGAATGCGGTAGCCGTCGTTCTTCTTCCAGAACACGAAGTTCAACGCATCGGTCGCCTGCTTGGCGTTCTGGATATCCTCGGGCCCGACAGGTTCAGCTTCTGCCGTCTTGTCCGAGGCCGTGAACACGCGGAGAATGCCCGGAAGCATCCAGCCCATCGTGTCGGCAAGATCCAGGCTCACAACGGACGAGCGGCCAGCCTCGGGGGGCGTATCGCTCATCTCGCCGTTGAAGTATTCCAGCGCTCGCGTGCGCTTCTTCGACAACTCGGAACGGTCACTGCCATTCGCCAGACGGATTTCACGCGCTACGATGGTGCGTATCTGGTCGTCGGACAGTTGTTCTTTAGCCATCATACCGCCCTGAAATTACGTTTCGGCAGAGAGACCGCGGCGGTTGGCTCGTCGTAGACCACAGCACCAAGGCCGAATGCATCCGCACCATGGCTGGCCCAATCGTGCTCGGGGCCAAGGCCGATGTTGCGCGTCTCGTCTTTCTTCTCGTGATACCAGCCAAGAGCAGCCCGACCGGCTTCCGTCTTGGCCTCATCGAACCACATGCGCGGGAACAGCCTGCGTGCCGCCTCGATACGAGCAGCCGCGGCACCCTTGCCTTGGTTCGTTACTACTGTGACCTGATATCCAGCGGCCCGCAGTGCGCTCTCATAACTGACGTTGTAAACCTTGTCGTTCGAACTGCCATCGTGCGGCAGCCAGAACTGAGCACGACCGGGCGTGTAGCCTCGCTCACGGCACCAAGCCAAATGAGCGTCAAGCGGCTGGCCCTGCGCCTCGTAATAATCGAGCCAGCGAATTTCCTTGCCGACGAACTGAGCAACCCAGATAACGAAGCTGTCAGCCTTGGCGCCAGTGCCGCCGATGTCCACGATGAGCCGCAGCGTCATCAGCGGATCAGCAGCAACGCGACCTATGCGGCCATCGTTCTTCGCCTCTGCCAGATGCTTGGCGTAATAAGCGCCCGCGGCGACGGTCAGATATCCGCCTTCCCAGATGTGGTCGTACTGGTCAGGCTGCATTCTGAGGCAGTCCTGACGCTCTTGCTCAAGCTCTTCCGTGAGCCAGGGATTGTCCCGCCAGTTGGCCTGAACGACAACCGCACCGGTTGGCAGTTCCGGTCCGCGGAGCATAACGTCAACCGGATCGTTCTTAAGCCTTGCGTTCCATGAGAACCAAAGTTCCGACCCTGGCGCGCGAATTGTCGGGCGAAGCAGATTAAGCGAGCGAGTAGACGCAGCCTGCGCTTCTTCCCACCATGCACGCTTGAAGCCCTCCAGCGACTTGATTGATTCCGCCGTGTGGTCCTGCATGCCTTGGAAGATGACCGCGCCGTCGCCTGGCGTCTGGATCACCTCATTGAATATCTTGAACCCGTCCGCTTCCCCGAGGCCAAAGTCTTTCAGTTTCGCCTCGATAAGCCTCTTTGACGAATCCTTAAGAGTCTTCTGAACTTCACGAATGCAGACAGACAGAAGCCCTTTTTCCGCAAGCGAGTCCTCGATAAGCAGGCCGGCGAAGAAATGCGACTTCCCAGAGCCTCGGCCTCCCCACGCTCCCTTGTATCGAGCCGGCTGCAGTAGCGGCTCAAATACCCGAGCGGTCTGGATTTGCAGCGTCGACAATGACACGCTCTATCTTGTGAATGAGGTTAATGGGGTTTTCCTCGTCCCCAATCAAAGCCTGCGGGACCTTGCCGTCAGTGCGATCGGCCAATTCCTTGATGGCCTGCATATCGCCGGCTTCGGCCTTCTCGATCAAAGCCCTTGCGATCTTGCGCAGCGCCTTGTTGTCTTCACCCGCCGCGGCAAGCTCCATCCTGAGCGCATCCCGGAACGGCTTTTCCTGCTTCCGGCCGCTGTTCGCGTTGCCAGCCATTTTAAAATCCGCAACTTGTTGGAATTATTTTTCATCCGCCCGCTGGCGGCTTCGCATTTCGCGATATGAATTTTCTACTGAACCGTGTGGAATACCGGCTCATCTCCCCCGTCATCTTCGTCGATGTACTGGATATTGAGGCCGCAAGCCTGAGCGCGGCTGATCGATATGTCGGTGAGAAGCGTCAGAAGCTCCTCGATACCGTTCTCACCCTCAAAATCTAGGCACGCTTGGATGAGATCGGCGTGGGTCATTCGCCGTCCTTCTCAGGCTCAATCCAATGCGGGTAATCCGTCAGGCGCACCCACCCGTTATTGCGGCGCTTCCTGTTCTCAGTGACGACGCCCCAGACGCCAATAGCCACGCCAAGAGCGACGATACCCCAAAAGACGAGGTGCGCTGCCATTCGTTACCGCGCCCCACCCGCCTTAAGGCAGGCATAGCCGAGGGAGATAAGGGCTTTGTAGAACTTGCGGCGCATGGGTCAGTTTCCTTTGGGCTTGATGTTGAACCAGGGGCCGAACCAGCCGCGAGGAGGCTTGGGCTTGGGCATTAGCCGACGAGCGGGTTGTCTTCCCACGGGTCGTCGCCGGTCTCGTCCTTGAAAACAGAGACAAGGATGTCGCGAGCTTCGCGGACCTTTTCCGTCAGCGCCGTCAGGTGAAGATGGGGAGGCAGAGGGAGTTTCGACGCGAACAGAACGGCATCGAGTTCGTCAGCCAACGTTCCGATCTTTTCGGCGTTCTCGTCTTTCACACTCATCTCCTCAAACGAAAACCCGGTTAGGCGTTGAGAACGGCCTTGTACTCAGCCTTACCGAGATCGAGCATTGCACATTGGCTATCGAACTCGGCGACGGCCGCCTTGGCGGAAGCAAGCGCCTCTCCAACAGCGTTCATGCAGGTTGTGCCGACCGGGACGCCGCCCGATGCACCGAAAACCATGTCGGTCGACCAATACGGCCGATACGGCGTGACATAGCGGTCGATGAACACCGTCTTGGTGATCGCAACGCCGTCGATGTCCTTCACGCGCGCCTTGATGCGCTTCCACTGCTTTTCGTTCGGCGCTCCGTCCATGTCTTCGGTGAAGCCTTCGAACCATGCCTTGAACTCGGCAAGCGTCATTGCTGATCTCCTGATGTGCTAAAACCCGCCCCTGCGAACAGAGACGGGCTGAAACTGAAGGGCGCATTTCTCCTATGCGCCGAATGTGAACTTTCGGCAGTGGGCCGGCGTGTGTTCCCTCAATTGAGGTCCGCGACAGAACGCCCAAATCACTGATGCGGATTCTACACTGCTTTCTTTTTGAGATCAATGCCGTTGTCGTCGGCCAACTGCCTCAACTCGCTAAGAATATTGAGGACTCTTTCCCTCGAATGAGCATTAAGGCTTTCGATAGCCTTATCCGCTTCAAGCGTCATTGAAATCCGAGCCCCGCGGCCTTTCGGCAGTATCTTACGCAACTGGCCGCGAAGGTTGCGAACGCGGTTGATCCTCTCCGCTTCCTGTCTGGCATATCGGCCGATCATGAACGTGTGCTTCTCGTCCAGATCCTCTAGAATCAGCTTCTCTATCACCTCGCCGCTGAATTCGATCGGTCCGTATTCGCGATCGATCTTCAATAGGCACATAACGCCGTCGACCTTCCGAAGCTCTTCGAAATTTAGCCTGGGAAGGTCCACAAAGGCATAGCCGACCAGAAGAGGAAGCCGCCGCGTTATAATTCGGTTCGTCCTGTGGTGCTTGATCTCTCGGTAGAAGGACGGCATGAAGACGCTGAAGCCCTTCTCTCGGCAATTGCGCTCGATGAGGGTCTCGTAATACCTGTCAGGCGAAAGGCGTGCGTCCTCTGCCGCCATACGCTGATAGCCCGGTTTTATGCGGATAGCGTACCAGCGCGTTTTCGTCATGCGGTCTCCTTGCGGACAGCGTGAAGGACGGCCGTGTGATCACGGCGGAATATCCGGCCCATAGCCGGCAGGGACAGGTCTTTCCGTTCCTCATAGACAGCCTTCATGCAGGCATGTCTCGGCCGAATAATTCTGCGACTGCGACGGGCGCCCACAACGTCATCCCATGTGATGCCTGGATACCCTCTCAGAACATCTGAGATTATCTCCTTCACTGACCGCCTCCCGCTGAAGGGCGACTCTTCAGGTGTAGGCTGCGCCTGGGCTTCTGCCAAATCACTCTCTAGTTGCCGGATTCGCCGCGTCTGGGAATCGCTAAATTCCGCCAGTTCACGTATCCGGCGTTCAAGGGCGAAGATCCTGTGATCGGTGGCTGTCTCAACCCTATTCATTGGCTGGCTGCCTCCTTCTTCCTGTACGCTCTAAAATGATGGTGGGTGCAATACGCACTCCCTTCGCGTACTGACGACGCGCAGAACATGAACGGCCGGCCGTTGTCGATCGGGAACCGGCATTCAGCCGCCTCGATATCCATCAGGCTCTTGGCTAGAGCCCTCCTTGCTTCGTCGTAGGCGGTCGGTTCAATCTCGACAGCCGCCTCGCCTAGTGGCTTTTCGAAATTGGCAGCTTTCGTTCGCTTGGGTCTGCTCTTCGACTGCGGATTGCGCGTTGTGACTTCGGACTTTTGCGGGAACATGGCCCTGTTACGATAGGCAATGCCGATAATCACATTCCTGCTGACGCCGTATGAGCGCCCGATCTCGCCGGCCGACTTGTCAGCCATCCACATCTTGGATGCTTCCTCGATATCAACGAGGTGGTGAGAACGAAACCTGCTTGGCGATGCCTGGATATTCATGCCTCATTCTCCCGTTGCCCGATTTCAGTTTGAATCCCGCGGCGAAAGGCCATCTGCTCGGCCGTTACGTTTCGTGCGTCGGGAAGCTCAAGGATGCGCCTCAACATGTCCTCGCGTTCGGGCGCCATCGGCTCATGAGGAATAGACTTTGCTCCCTTCTGAGCGGCCACCTCTTGGCGGAACGCTGCTACTCTGGCGCGGATGCGGGCCATAACCTCGGGAGAACGGTCAACGGGCTTGTCGGCCGGCTGTATCGCTTCCATCTTCTCACGCTTGCGAATGCGCTCGTCGGCGATCGGCCGGGCCTCAAGCCTGCATAGAGCGGCGAAGATGGGAGGCTTCGGGATCGCACCAAGGAGGATATCCGGGTTCCCGGCATACTCACCCTTGATCAACTTTTGGGTGGCGATCGAGAGGCCACAAGACGGGACGCCCGAAAGAGCGTACCCGTAAACCGCAGAGAGCTTCAGTGGATCGATGCCTTGCGGGATCGTCATACCTGCCGCCTGCATGGCGCCGAGGCTGCGAAGGATAGCGTCTTCTTGAACCGGTGCCAGACGGTCAGTGAGCGCTGTAATTTCCCGGTTCAAGGTCGAAAGCTGTGCCGGTAAATTGGTCGTCATCGTCGTGTCCGTTCAGTTTCCGTTGGATGGCTTCTCGGCATTCTCGCTGGTGTCTCGCGAAATCTGTTTCGCGTGGCGGAGCCTGGGAGAGCGGCGAACCGCGAGACTTCGGAACGTTTCGGATCCAGTTCCGCCAGGTCTTTTCCCAATCAAGTTTCCTGGCGTCTTTGCCGCCCTTGGCGTGCCAGAAGTCTCCGAACTTGTCGGCTTCGAGCCGAATGGTTGCTTCGGAATAGCCCTCATCGAGGGCCCACTTGCCCCATGACGCCGGGAGAACCCAATCGTCCGGGAGCCGACGCGCGAGTTTTGTTTCTGGGGTCGGAGATGGGGTTTGGGGGATTATAGGGGGGAGGGTCTGGGAGGGGGGAACAAGGGGGACAGGGGAAGAGGTAGGGGTGTCCCCGGACACAGCCGTGACTGTCCCGTGACTGTCCCGTGACTGTCCCGCCCGTTGGCGGCGCTTACGCTCACGCTCGACTTCGCGGCGGCGCTCAACATCTGCACTCTTGCTTTCGATCGCTTCGACGGCGAGCGCTATCGCTTCCGGGGTAGCCCCGGCCTCAGCCATCTTCCTGATCAGTTCAGCAATGCTCATGCAGCCAATCCTTCTTCGCATTCTTGAATGATCACGATGCACGGCGCGGGCAGGTTTTCCGCCCAGTACATCGTGAGGCGCCGGCAATAGCTGTCGTCCTTCACAATGCCGTGCATCACGAGAAAATCTGACAAGGCCTTTTCGTAATTCCCCAGATCGCGAGCGCGCTTGTCTGGACGCTCAAGGCAGATCTGCAGGCTGTATGGCCCCATTCCCTGGCGGTGGCTTTCCTTGACCTTTGTGGAGGCGAGCTTGATCCAGTCGACATACTGAGCGGTCTTATGCCGGCCGCGCTTGTTGCCGCCGTTGGCGTAGGCGCTATTCACAGACGGAGGGAAAGGGAGTTCCAGTTTGATCAAGCCTCATCCTCCGCGGCGCGCTGCTTCGCCCGTTCCAATGACGCGGCGTAGTCGTCCCTGATCTCCTGCAGGTTCCGGAGCTTCTCCCACTGGACGGCGTTGCCTTGGCCGCCTATGCGGCTTTTGAGGCCTGATAGCTCTCCGTCGAGGAAGGCGATCTTTTCAGGGACGCGGGCTGGCATTATGCGGCCTCCGCGCTGAGTGCTTCGACGTGCTCGATCCGCTGGCCGATCCAACGCATCACGTTGACGGCCATGCTATTTCCGAGTGCCTTGTAGCGGGGGCCGTCAGGCGAGGCCGGCTTGTTGCGCCAGGGGATGTTGGTGAACCCGTCAGGAAAGCCCTGCAGCCGCTCGCACTCGCGCGGTGTTAGGCGGCGGACGGCCCAAGCATGCTGGATGTAATCGCCGCCCTGGTTGCCGCCCACAGGGCCACCAGCCATGACCGGCTGAGCGACTTCGACTTGACGGGCCTTATAGTCCTTGCCGCTGTTCTGCGGCATGATGGACCATGCGATAGCGCCGACCCCCATCCCAGCCCTGCCGCCGTTCGGCGTCAGAATGGCGTTGGAAGTGCCGTCCTGCCTCCATTCGATATCCGGCTCGCCGTCACGGCCTCGGATTGCCAATGTCATAGGGACAATCGGCGTCCCCCTGCCCGTCCCGTCTTCGCTGGCGTCAAAACCCTCGCCCTTGAGCGTATGAGCGACGAAGTTTTCCGTCTCCCAGTCAAGGCGCTGTGCATAGCCCGCTGTGTCACAGCGGGCTGCATCGTCGACGTGGACGGCAACAACCGGGTCTTGGCCGCGTGTATCGCCCGCGCGTTCTACGCCTCTGCCACTGCTGACAATGCTTGGTGCAACGTCTGCGGCAAATCCTTTCCCCGCTTGTCGGCGCGGCGCAGAATCCCCGCGCAAGCCTTCGGGCTCAAATAATACTGCTGCGGGACGTCGCCAGTCTCCAAGATATCCGACAACGAACACACGCCGGCGTCGCTGGGGGACTGCTCTTTCAAAGCCGTCCACTCGGACATACTGAGCGTCAAGCACTCGCCAGGCCGCATGATACCCGCATTCTTCCAGCCCTCGGATAAAGGTTCCAAAGTCCCTTCCTCCGTTGGAAGACAAGACGCCGGGGACGTTTTCCCAAACCAGCCAGCGGGGGCGATAGCGTCGAGCGATAGCAAGATAGGTGAGCATGAGGTTGCCGCGCGGGTCAGCAAGTCCTTGGCGAAGTCCTGCGACTGAGAACGATTGGCAGGGGGTGCCTCCGACAAGAAGGTCAATTGCATGCTCTGGCCACTCCTCGAATTTAGTCATGTCGCCAAGGTTCGGGACGCACGGGTAGTGATGCGCCAGGACGGCGCTCGGAAACGCCTCGATCTCAGAGAGGAATGCAGGGGACCACCCAAGCGGATGCCACGCCATGGTGGCCGCTTCAATCCCGCTGCACACGCTCCCGTAGATCATCGCCGTTCTCCTCTTCCCGCAGCTCAGGCGCGATTGCGTAGGCCAAGCGCCGAGCGAACCGCAGCAACGATCGTGCTAACGAGATGCGCATCTTCGCCCCCAAGGAGGGCTGTGGCCCTTGCGATTGCATCGTCATTCTTGCGCATCTCCTGCTTTGCTTCGTAGATCAGGCCACTTACCGCCTCGACGCGGAAGAGCTCTTCGGGCTTGATCGACATGCGTGGGTCGGCGTACCAAGCGTCCTTGGTACGGGTGTAGGACCAGCGAAGTTCGCGGGCCGCATATGCAATACGCTGCTTAACGCTTCCGATCGATGGGGGAGCAATTTCCCGCCTCAATGCGTCCTGGCAAAACACTGCAACAGTCATTTTTGATTTCTCCGAAGCCTTTTCGGACATTTCCGAAATCTCCTGTGGGATTGTTCTTGTGTCGAAAGGACGCAAAACAAATGAGCCGCATCAGGAGCATTGATCAGGTACCCGGCGATGTTGACGCCAATCAAACCGACGCCGGGGATTCCACATTCGTACACATCGGAGAGCCGGTCGCTGCAGTCGTAATGAAGCTGCGCACTCGGCTTCCTCGAATAAAGGTCGCGAGTCCCCGCCAACGAGGGGGAGGAGCAGACGGGGACTCGCTATGATCGCCACGAGGGAGGAGGAGCGGGGCGATCAATCTTGTTCAACCGAAAATCTTCACGGCAACGACTGCCAGGATAAACACGATGCAGACTGTTGCCTGGGGCCAATTCATCACTTGCGAACCCTCACCTTGTAGCCGTTGCGGCGGAACTCATGCTCGGCAAAGCCGCGGACAATGAGCGTTAGCCCTGCCATCCAAGAGACGGACGCAATGCAGGCGATGAGAATGGACCAGCTCATTTCATGTCCTCCAGAGCCAAGCGCCACAGGAACCAGGGGTCGAACAAAGGGAGCATCAGCAGAAATGTCGGGTTCATTTCGTCACCTCGCACAGACGTTCGAATTCGGAGGGGGTTTCTTCGTGGAGCTTGGCGATTGCGTTCTCGGGCCATTCCGGCCAGCGCTGCCAAGCCTTCGGCTCTTCATGCTTCGAGAACATGCACCAGCGGTTTTCGTCGGGGATCCAGTAGGACCGCGTGACCTTGCCGCACTTGCTGGCGAGGATGACGTGATCGTGTCTGAACTCCTGGCGCTCTTTGAGAACGCCGTTCCGATCGGCCTCGGTGACGGTGATCATCCGGCCGCGCGGGGCTTCGGAGATATCGAAATTCCATCCCATAGCGATGCCCTCATACTTGCTCAGATTGAACTCGTTCACTGCGCAGACCTCCGAGAGGTGCTGTGATGGTCACGACCGGGAAAACTGGCACCGCCAAGGATCCGATCTTCATTCAAGACCACGGCGCCCCTGCCCTCTACGTCGATCTCGTCACGGAACTGGAAGTCGATGAACACGACATCGTGCGCGTGTCCTTCGCTGCTCAGAGCGTGAATGGCGACGGTCAGGCCAAGGCGGTCATCTCTGTTCGAATCCGAATGGTTACAGAGGTTGCCAAGAAGCTCTGCCGCGATCTGGGGAAGCTGGAGCACTGGTGAGGTCATGCCGCGACCTCCAAGCCAGACTGCTCAAGAACGTAGGCCCTGCCCTTTTCGGCCAATTCGTCGGCCCGCTCGTTGCCAGGAATGCCACTATGCCCGCGCACCCAAATGATCTGGCACGGGAAGGCGTCGTGAGCCGCCGCGATTGCCTGCCACAGTTCGGCATTGGCGAGCGCGTTCTTGCCGCGCGTCCATCCCTTCTTGGCCCAACCGTGACGCCACTCGTTGCACCCCTTAACGACATACTGACTGTCGCTGTAGATGCGGGCTTCCTTCGCCGGGAGACCGGTTGCCTTCGCGTACTCAAGAGCCGCGAGGACGCCAGTCATTTCCATAATGTTGTTGGTCGTCGAGACGACGCCACCGTTGCGGATGACTGTCTCAGAGCCCTGCGCGTCGAAGACAACGAAAGCCCATCCACCAACGCCGGGGTTCGGCTCGCAAGCACCGTCTGTGTAGATGTTGATCATTGCACGGCCTCCCTTGCGGGCCTGAATGCATCCGGCACCAACTCCTCGCGCGGGATGCCTGTGAACTTCGAAACCTCCGGGAGGTGCTCGACTGGCACTGATCGCCACTGCGATACCGTCGATGGCTGCAGGCCTAGATGCCTGGCCAGCCTCACCTGCGTCCCGCGATTTGCTTTGAAGAACTCGATTAGCTTTTCCATACCCCCATATTCACTCAAACCGAAATTCAGTCAAGCGAAAACTTTTCAGTCAGCCGCTATGGCGTGATTTTTTTAATGGGGCGAATATTCAGGGCATGGGAACGCGAGTCCGGACAAACTTCAAACCGAACGATGGCCCCCGCCACTTCATTAGGCAGTGGCGGAAGCATCGCGGCTTGACTCAGGAACAGCTCGCGAGCCGAGTGGAGGTTGCCACATCGACAATCTCCCAACTCGAGACCGGGAAGCAGGGATATAGCCAGCCAATGCTGGAGACCCTGGCCGACGCCCTTGGATGCCAGCCGGCCGATCTGCTGATGAGAGACCCCTTACGCGAAGGGGCCTTCTGGTCTATCGAGGATCAGTTGAAGTCGGTCCCAGTCGAGCGGCGAAACCAGATCATCGCCGTCGTCGAGACGCTCTTGAAGACTGGCTAGATCCTGAAAGCCACGATGACGAGCGGCACGCGCTCATCTTCCGGGTTGTAAGTAATTTCAACGCTTTTGATGTCTGGAAACTCGCGGCGAACAGCCGTCGCGATCTGCTCTGTCAATGACTGGATGCGGTCTTCCGAATGAGCAACACTCGGCACCGTCACGGCTCCAGCAGCCGCGAACGAAAAGAATTCCCGTCTACGCAATTCTCGTTTTCTCCCCAGAGCACCCGGCCACCACTACTGTAGGTGCTATACAACCTAAGCAGAGATACCCCTTTCGGACTAGGAAAATTTTCGGGTGAAGTTTCTTGGGGATCGTCATCGTTCTGTAATACTTTACGCAACTGGCCGCGAATTTTTGGCGAACTGCGCAACCGATGGTAAAGAGATTGTGAAGGTCCGCGCCAATTTTCCACCCAGTTTTTAGGGGTTCCGGGGAAACGTGGTTTACGGAATACGTATGGACCGACCACATGCGACCAAATGTGGCACATTCGGGGCGCGTCCGTAACTCGGTAACTTTTTCGTGACAGCCGTAAAGAAGCGTGAATCCGGGTTTTCTCCACCTATCCTCATCTACCGTATTCATAAGCAGATAACCCTAGATAATAACTCTCCGTTATAAAGCATGACCGTTATTATGGGTGCATGGTGGCGCACCTCAGCAGGTGCATGGTGATGCACGTCAGAGCGGCTCCGCCAACTCGACAGGAACCAGCTCATAGGCGTTGAAGAGCTTTGAGTGCCCTTGGACCTTGACGCGGGTGGTCATCAATAATCCGTCCTGCCGAAGTTTCGCCACCGCACCCTTCACAACCCTGATCCTTACATCCAAGTCGGCGGCGATCTTCTCCTGCGAGACGATCCACATGCGGCTTTGTGGGTTGATGGCTTCTGCGATGTAAACCGCGACCAGGCGCTCGGTGACAGAGTATCCCCCCTTCGGCTGGCGGATCACATGTCGAATCCAATTGTCGCGCATCCGGTAAAACATCCCGGCATACGAAAGCTGTTTCTTGAGTGGCATATCCATGCCCGCTTTATCGCACGAAAGATTTTCAGTCACAACGAATTTTTTGATTGACTGAATTTCAGTCGTTCGCTATGTTTTTCTCATCAACACCGCACCGAATGACCTGCCACTGGCACGCGAGACTTCGGTTCAACAGGAGGGTGAGATGAGCATTCGCAACGCAACACTCAGCATCAAGCAGAACGCAGCCCGCCTTGCCTTGGCCATGTCGAACGACCCGTCAGACGCCCGCGCCCAGGAAGTGCTCAAGGAATTCATCCAGCGCACCTATTCCGACCTCGCAACGCTTGCATGGCATCTCGGGGCTGATGGCGACGTGTTCCAGCGAGACGCGGTTCCGGCTTCCGAGCTGGTCGACGAGGCATACTTCGAGATCAATCGCGAGAAGGAATTCGAGGCTCCGGTTCGTCAGCAGCCCTATTCGACGCTCAACCACCGCCAGCAGTTCGGCGAGCGCGCATTCGGAGCAAGCCTGTGAATAAGTACCGCACCACCACCCCGCTCCTGATTTCGGTCTCGGGCCTCGATATCGAGCTTGACCTTGAGGTCGAATACTCAGTCAGCCGGTATCGCGCCGCGACCCTGACGCAGCCGGAAGAACCGCGCTCAGTCGAGGTCGAGGAAATACGCGCGATGCTGGAATCCGTGGAACTCCCGCTTCCAAGCTGGCTTGAGGGCGCGATTTACGACGACGACGGCTTCAAGGCTTCTCTGCTCGAAGATGCCGACGACAAGGACTCCGCAGCCGCAGAAGATGCAGCCGAGTACCGACGCGAGATGAGGGCAGGACTATGAGCCCGCACCGTCAGCATATCGACGCACAGAACGCCCGCTCCGACTCCATGCGACGCGATGAGCATGAACTGAAAATCGCCATCCTCAGACACCTCCGCCTGAATTTGGCGACCGCGAGGAAGGTGGACGAGTTGATTTTTGGGAGTGGTGAGAATGTCTAGTTTTACTCCGGGGCCGTGGGCGGTCGAGCGAGACCCTAACGCCGGCATCTTGAAGTTTGGAATTTACGCGGACGATTACCCTGTCGTCAGCCACTTCACGGCGATCGAAAGAGAATCTGACGCCCGCCTTATCGCTGCCGCTCCTGATCTGCTAGCCGCTCTGAAATCTGCCGCCGCAGCGATCGGCGACTGGTCACGGCCAACGGGAGCAAACGGCATGACTTGCGCGAGACTAAGCCATCCGCTCATGGATGCGCAGCGCGAAATTTACGACGTGATAGCCAAAGCGGAGGGGCGGTCATGAGCGTCACGCAATCCGACCTTGATAAGGCTGAGGCAATCACGCGCGAGCTTTGGGCCGCAAAGAGCCTTGATCTGTACATGTGCGACGGGACGGTTCGGGCGGATCAGTTCGGGCTTCTCGGTGACATCCGGAAACTACTCATGGGTTTCAACGCCAACGCCCGGTCCGACTGGCGCAACGCTGTTATCGAAGCACTCGAGGAGTGCGAAGAATACTTCGACAACCGCGCCGACGCCGAATACTTCACAGACGATCCGTCTCCGGTCCCCAATGAAGAGATGCGCCTTTTGACGGTTGTCCTCGACGCACTCAAGAAAGCGAGAGCACGATGAGCACTGAGACTGGAGGCCCAGCATTCCCGCGCCCGTACTTCGAGAACCAGAACGGCAGCGAGTGGAGCGCATCGCAAGACGGCATGAGCCTGCGCGACTGGTTCGCTGGGAAGGCGATACCAGAGCTTATGAGAGACCCAGGAGACAGAGCCCCATTCTGCGAAGTGGCGAAGCTTGCATACGAGATGGCCGACGCCATGCTAGCCGCACGGAAGGCAGGTGCGCTGTGAAGAACTGCCCCGCCTCCGAATTTGGCTGCAGCTGCAACCGCTGCGCCTACGAGCCAGACGACGACCTCGAAGCGCTGAAGCAATTCAACCGCGCCAGCTACACGACCTCCATGTTTCTGATCCTGCTGGCGGTTGTCCTCGGGGTGTTCGCCTTCGGGCTCTGGAACACAGAGCAGGTTCACAAATCAATCGTTGCACAAAGGAACGTCTGACATGGGTGCCATCGTCAAGCAAGAACAGCCGACAGTCCCGGCAGTATCAGAAAGTGCCGCAATCATTCAGGTGATCGAGCGCGCCGCCATGAACCCGAATGTCGACATCGACAAGATGGAGCGCCTTCTGCAGATGCAGGAGCGCATCATGGAGCGCCAGGCTAAGGCCGCATATGACGCAGCCTACGCCGACATGCAGAACGACCTCCCCGAGATCGTCGAGCGCGGCGGCATCAAGGACCGCAACGGCAATGTCCAGAGCAAGTATGCGCTCTGGGAGGACATCAACGAGGCAATCAAGCCCGTTCTTGCCAAGCACGGCTTCGGAATCAGCTTCCGCACCGGCCAGCATGACGGCCGGATTGTCGTGACTGGCGTTCTCTCGCACCGTGACGGCCACCGCGAAGAAACAACGATGGAACTGCCGACCGACACCAGCGGAAGCAAGAACGCCGTGCAGGCTGTCGGTTCGTCTACGTCGTATGGCAAGCGCTACACCGCGCAAGCCCTTCTGAACCTCACCAGCCGCGGTGAGGATGACGACGGGCAAGCGGCCGGCGCCAAGGTGATCACTGCGGAACAGCGCAGCGAACTGCAGGAGATCATCGAGAAGATCGGCGGCGACGTGGCAACGTTCTGCCAGTGGGCCAAGGTCGATAGCCTGGCGGCGGTTCCGTCCTCATTCTTCGACAAGGCAAAGCAGGCGCTTGTTGCCAAGGCCAAGCAGAAGGGGATTGAGCTTTGAGCGGCAAGGTAACGCACGGCGGGACCAGACTGCCAGAGTATCGCGTCTGGGCAGGTATGCACCAGCGCTGCAACAACCCTAAAAGCACCCGATACGCCAAATACGGCGGGCGCGGTATCATGATCTGCGAGCGCTGGAATAGCTTCGAAAATTTCTTGGCGGATATGGGCCCACGCCCGACCCCTGACCACTCCATCGATCGCCGCGACAACGACGGAAACTACGAACCGGGCAATTGCCGTTGGGCCACACGGTCTGAGCAACAGCAGAACAAGAGCGCCTATCCCAAGGATCACCGGATACCCCGAGGCGAAAGCCATTGGACTCGGCGCGACAGTCGTCGGGCTGCGGAAGTAGCACGCCGAAACATTAAGGCCGCGCACAAGTCCGGCGCCGAGAACGGAAACGCAAAACTGACCACGTCAGGCGTCGACTCGATGCGGCGGACCTATGCGGGCAATCCAACTCTATCAATGGCCGATCTTGGCAAACTCTTTGGCGTCGGCAGAGAGACTGCCCGCAAAGTTATCAGGGGTGTGGCATGGCAATAGAAATCATCTCTTGCGATCAGGGAAGCGATTCCTGGCTGCGCGCCAGAGCAGGAATTCCGACCGCGAGCATGTTCGCAACCGTCATGGCTTCCGGCCGTGGCGGCGGTGAGAGCAAGACCCGCGCGAAATACATGCGCCAGTTGGCCGGCGAGATCATAACCGGGAAGCCGATCGAGGGTTATTCCAACCATCATATGGAACGTGGCCATGAGATGGAGCCAGAAGCGCGCGACCTGTACGCCTTCGCGACCGATACGGCGCCTGAAATCGTCGGCTTTGTCCGCAACGGCAATAAAGGCTGCTCGCCGGATTCCTTGATCGGCGCGAACGGGATGCTCGAAATCAAGACGAAGCTACCGGACCTTCTGATCGAGTGCCTGGAACGCGACGACTTCCCGCCAGAGCACCGCGCACAATGCCAAGGCGCCCTTTGGGTAGCCGAGCGCGAATGGATCGACATCACGGTCTACTGGCCGGGGATGCCCGTCTTCATCAAGCGCGCGTACCGAGACAAGGATTTCATTTCCAAACTCGCTGACGATGTAGACCAGTTCAACGACGAATTGGCCGCTCTTGTTGAGCGCGTCCGCTCCTATCAGCCATCCAATCAGAAGGAAGCCGCGTAATGTCTTACGACAACACCAACAAGGGCATCATCGCCAAGAACGACCGCAAGACGCAGGACAATCATCCTGATATCGCCGGATCGATTAACGTTGATGGGAAGGAATACTTCATCAACGGCTGGCGCAAGACCCGGAGCAGCGATGGAGCGCCGTTCTACAGCCTCGCTGTGAAGCCCAAGGCAGAGCGGGCTGCGGAGATAAGGCGCGAGCACGAAACGCGCCCTGCGTCATCCTGCGGCCAGCAGCCGAACGATTACGACGATCAATCAGACATTCCATTCTGAGGTAGACGCCGATGGGCCGCGCACTTCTCGTTATCAACTCTGAGGCCGATCGCAGGAAAGCCGCCCTGTGGGCCAACAAGGCCCCGTGGGGAACCCGTATCGAGTTCAAGGCTTCCAAGCGCACTCCGCCTCAGAACGACCGCATGTGGGCGATGCTCACCGAGGTTGCCGACCAGCTCACCTATCACGGCGTGAAGATGCCGACCGACGATTGGAAGCTGGTCTTCCTCGACGCCCTAAAGCGCGAAATCCGCATGGTCCCGAACCTCGACGGGACCGGTTTCGTAAACCTGGGCCGCTCGTCGTCGGACCTGACGAAAGAGGAAATGACGGCCCTGATCGAAATCATCTTCGCTTACGGCGCTCAGCACGGCGTCGTGTTCAAGGAACCCGCGAACCAGAATGGAGCCGCAGCGTGAGCCCTGACAAGAAAGTCGAACTCTTTTACGACGCCTACCGCCGCCACCCCGAGGCCCGCGTTGGGACGGTCGTGCAGCGCATCAACCGGCTGGAGCGCGCCGAAGAACTCCGCAAGGAAACGGACAGGCCTAGCCCGCGCGGAATCGTGAAGTTTATCCGGCTTGTTACGGGGCGCGCATAATGGCGCGCGTCGAGTTCAGCAAGAAGACCCGCGCCGAAGCATTCCAGCGTTGTGGCGGCAAGTGCGAGAAGTGCGATGCACACCTGAAGGTCGGCGAAGGCGAATACGATCACATCATTCCTTACGCCCTCACCCAGGATTCGACGCTGAGCAATTGCCAGGTGCTTTGCGTGCCGTGCCATCGCGGCGTCGGCGCCAAGACTTCTGACGACATCAAGGCCATTTCCAAGGCCAAGCGCAACTGGCTGAAACATACAGGGGCGTGGCCTCAGTCCAAAGCCAAGATCAAGAGCCGCGGGTTCGACCGCCCTCGCGCCGAATACAAGGGAGACGCCAATGGCTGATATCGTCGAGAGATTGCGGGAGCGCGCCGATAGTTACCGGCAGAGCGGCCCATCAGCAGAGCACACAGCAGTCCTGCTTGAAGAGGCGGCGATTGAGATCGAGAGGCTGCAGCGCGAGCGCAATTATGCTGTTCGCTGGGCGAATAAGTCCGTCGATGCCGTCAAAGAGCACGACGACGCGATCATCTACCGCCTGCAGGCCGCTCTGGAGAAGTGCCAGAAGGCGCTCGCCGCAATGATCGACCCGTCATGCATCGCACAGTCCACGGTTCTCAACGCCTTCGCTATGGCGACCGAGGCCGAAGCTGCAGCCCGCACCGCTTTGGAGGCCGACCAATGCGCCAGCTAGTCCGGAGTATCAATCAGCGGCTTGCGACGGTTCCGCGGCTCCCGTTCCTTCTTGCCCGGGAGAATTTCCTCGATGTCCTCCTCGTACAGGCTGATTGGGTACGAAAATCCATTAACGCGAACACTGATCAGCCCGTCTTCGCCGACGCGAGTCACGACGGCGGAGAGTTTCACAAGATCGCCAGGTTTAATCCTCTGCCCGCTTTGCCTTGGCAC